CAATTCGGTCTCTTCCATCGTCCAGTTACAGCGAGTCATAATACTCGCGGCCTCCTTCTTCTCCGCCTTGTGATGTTGGCTTTGGCAAGCGTTTGAACATGTCCTGTTGGCCGTCATGGTAACCATTTGAGTAGGCTTGGATGATTGCCTCTTTTACCTTTGCTTCCATCGTATCGTTTTCGCATTCGCGAGGATCAATGATGGTGTCAAGGTAGCGGTTGAATTGCGTGAATTCGTAGTGGATGTTGTCGAATGGGCTCATCTGATTAATACTCAAAGGTTAAGTGTTTAACACTATCAAAAGTTCCATATTTTACATTGCGTTCAAAAAGCTTTTCAGTTTCTTCTATCATATCTGGAATTTCACTGAACTCTTTTAATTGTTTGTTAATTGCATTACTTTCTCCACATTGATAACCTGCTTGAAAAGAATGCAATAATGCCTGTTCAATTAATGGCTGAATCTGCTTTAAAATTTTGTACTCGGGAGTACCTGCTAAAAAAATAATTGGTTCCATGGTTTTTGGTTTTATCTGATTACTTGTGTTTTTACTTCTGTTAGTTCAATGCCGCGTATCTCTGTGATGTTGGTGATCTCCATTGCTTTTGGAAGCTTGCGGAGTAACTCGGCCACATCAAACATCTCTGCTTGCATCAGTGTCCAGAGTAGTGTCATCCAATCTACCTCGCCAACTATCTCCGCTTTCTTGGTGATTCGGATGTTCTTTGTGTGATCCATCTCGAGCGTTGTGGTTGTTGTTGCATCGGTGAAGCTTGCGAAGATATCCGACACATCACTGCTGCTTGCAGACTTAAGTGCATTAGCTGCATCCTGTGCAATCTTTGCATCTGCTTCCGCCTTCTTGCGCTCAAGCTCGTTGGAGTAGTCTATCATCATTGCTTTGCGCTGCTCGATGTAAGCCTTGAGCGGTGCGATGTGCTCGCGTTCCACATCCATGATTGACTTCTTGTATTGGTCAAGCGGAATGGTCACCATCTTGCGATTGTTTTCGATGTGCTTAATGGCATCGTTTGCTGCCTTGATTGACTCCGCGCTCATGTCATAGCTGAGCTTGTCTTCGATGATGCTTGGCGCACCTTCAATCATGCCTTGAGCACGTAGAACCTGAGAGGAGTTTAGCGACTTGTAGAACTCGGAAATGTTCTCTATATTAGCTGCGTTCATAGTGTATTGATTTATGTATGTTTTTAATAAAGGGCGGCTGATTACCGCCCTTTGTTATTTATTAAAACGGAAAGCCGTCATCTTCTGTTTCTGCTTCAGTCTCTGCTGCAAATGCAGCCGCTCGCTCCATTGGAATTGGCTTGCTGATTCTCGCAATCCACTCGTCAGACATCTTAATCTTGTCTTGAATGAACTCGGGCAGCTGACTAAACACAGCTTCATCATGCTCCTCGGTGTTGTAACATAATGCATTGTTAAATGCAGGAGGACAAACCAATCCTTTCGGCACTGGAGACATGCCGATGATGTTGGCATACGTTGCATCTCCTTTGGTTACGTGTGTGATGTTAACCATGCACGGCTTGCCAAGTAGCGTAAAGATGTCGAAGTTCTCCGCAATCTCGTTGCTCATCTTTTTGCCTGCCCATGATTCGATGTCGCGGCGGAGCACTGCCTTCTCATTCATCGATAGGTTGTAGATGCTGCGAGCATAGAATGGCTTCTCGCCATCACCACGTTCAAATTCGTGCAGCTCTGTTGGCAGTTCAAAGATGAATTGCACTTTGCGTTTTTTACCTGGAAATTGTCCTGTTTGCATCGTTGTTCCAAGGTCAACGATTTGGTAACATCTTGCAACAAACGCTCCTTCTGGTGCGATTGCTCGGGAGGTGTTATTCCCTGAGGGTGCTTTTAAGCCCATAGTTTAATTTAGATTTGATTTATGAATTGATTGAATGATACTTGAGTATTGTGCAATGTCTTCTGATACATCTTAAAGAACTCGTTAACATCGGAAGGATGATAAGTGCGCACTGATTCATGCAAACCTTGTTGCATCTCCTTGGAGTATTGGCGAACAAGAACAAGTGATGTCTTGTCGCATCTCTGAAAGAGACCTTGGTGGCAACCGTCTTGGACGATTGTTAGCATGATGCCAGATAGATGATCGTAGTTGAAGTACTGCGTGCTGTCGTGTGATTTAAAATAAGTGTTCATAGATTAAAAGAGTAAATGAGTAAATGATTGTTTGACAAATGTACAGCTATATTTTGAATACGCAATAGGTAATTAAGATTTAGGCAATTATTTTTTACCTCGCTTTGCAAGTGCTTGATATTTAGCCCAATAAAATTTCTACTTTTTTCCTACAGATGTGATGGCCACTCCCATAATGATTCCAACTCCCAACTTGAAGGCAGTTGTTTGATGCCACTTCTTTTCTTCTTTGATGTAGATATTATCCATGCCGGTGATTGCGACATTCGGATTGTCGACTCTCATGCGCACCACTGTGTCCTTCTTTTTAAGAAGCTTGTTGAAGAAGCCAGTGCGCATGGTATCACCAACAGCATAGGTGAACTTGGCAGGAATAACAAGCGAATCAATCTGCAACCACCCGAGACGATTTATCATGCCGCCGATTGTGTACCATTCGGTAGTTTTGAGGAATGGCTTTGGCAGTTGGATGTATGGCTTCTTATCAATCATCACCGTATCACCCAACTTGATCTGCGTTTTGATTACTGTCCTGGTCTCGATGCGCACAACCTCTGATGCGTTCTTGACTTTGACTTCGAGCTCTGCAATCTGTTGCGCTTGTTTGGCTGCATCAGAGTTCTTCTGTGCGATTATCTTCTTCTGCGAGGCTATAACTATGCTGTCCTCATAAATCGTGTGCTTAAGGCGGTAATCGGATTGCACATTGTCAGAGCAAGATTTGAGCAACAAAAACAGCAGCACAATTAGTACGGCCAAATAAATAATTTTAGTACGTACAGATTCCATGTTGTATAAGTTTTATAAGTTCCTTTGATGCTTCCCAAAATACTCGTTTATCCTTGAGCTCTGCTTGCAGTATTTGCAATGCCACGCATACCGGCATGCCTCTTTCAATAACATACCAAGCGGCCACCTTGACCAGTCTCTCGTCCGCTTGCTGATCCGTCATAATTCGCGTGCTGCTTTCTTGATTAGTATCTTGATTGCATCATCAAGCTTGTTGACTGATGTGTGGATCATGGTAAGCACATCCTTCTTGTCGACATCACTTGCACCTTGATGCTGCATAAGTATCTGGACAAGTCCAGAGATGTTGGTCAATGGTTGGCGCAGCTCATGGCTTAACATAAAGCGGAACTCCTCAAGGAGCACTCTTTGCCGTTCGTAATCATGCGAGCTTATGCTTGTCACATCGACCATTTGAATGCCGACAAAGTGCAAGGTATCAGCAATGGCGAAGCAGTTCCAAACATTGTATCTGTCGCTTGTATTCTTCTGCCTGGTCCGAGCATAGACTCTTGATGGCTCAGGCGAATGCTTGCGAGCTGTTGCAATTGCCTTAATGAAATCATCCTTGTCACCTTCGATGCTTATGATGTCGGTAATTTTTGTGGGCTTGATATGGCTCACATAGTTCTTAAAGAGCTCATTGTTGGACACAATCTTTCCATCTTGATCAGTGACCACATAGAATAAATCAATCGAATGTTCTAAGATGAATAGCGAAGACATTGCTTGAGTTCGCTGTAGAGGTTAGACCAAGCAGGTATCGAGCTCCATGCCCATTGTGCTGTGAGGTAAATGGTAAAAGTCAATAACAAGCCCATCACAGGCGCATCCATAGTAGGTTGATATTCTCTGAACTCAGCACGAGGCTTGATGATGAATTTTACCTCGGGCTTTGGTGCAAGTAGGAATGCAGAAGTACTCGGCTTGATGGTGTCGCTTGCGTAGATTTGTTGCATCGTTGTTGGCTCTGGTATTGGCTTATCAGATGGCAGCTCGTATGTTTGCCCCCACTGATTAGTGCAATAGTGCTTGCCAAAGATAGTGAATTTCTGCATCGATTGATACACCACTTGCGGCTCGAGATGAATAACATGATGATGTGTATGCAGCTTGCAGCCAATACCAATCACGCAAGCCGCATCGAGGCTTGTTGTTATTTGTACGGTGTCTCTTCCATCATCCATTGTCACTTGATTTTGGTATGTATCCTGCTGCTACCATTGCGGCAACAATTGCTGCGAGTGTCTCTGTGTTTATCTGCTTAAATATTAATGCGAAGACGGAGCCAAGAATTACCAAGCTGCCAATGGTTGGCCTCCAATACTTGAGAACGATGTCAAGTACTTGCCTTGGTTTGCTTACTGGTTTCCTTGCCATTGCCCCACATTTGATTGAATGAGTAAGATGTTTTTAATTTTTCGATGAACTGCTCATAGCTAAGATTCATCTCATCAAGCATGACAAACGGCTCTGCTTGATGCTTGATAAGATAAATCTCGTACAGCTTTTTCATTGAACGACCGCAGTAAAATATAGTTGCGCCTCTTTCTTTCTCCTTCTTACAAGCCCTGTCACAACCTCGCCGCCTGCTCTGTTCCACTTGTGGAACTCGGCTGCAATTTTTGGATCGTTAGGATTGGCTTTTACAAATCTTAGCAGCTGCGACTTGGCAAGGTTTCCTGCACCCAGGTTATAGGTAAAACTTACAAGCGCGTCGAATTGATTCTGATTTACCTTAGTGCCATTAAGCAGTCCAGTCACGCTACCCTCGAACTCTTTTAAATGGTCGATTAGCATCTGATTGGCTTGCTCTCTGGTAATCGTTTGCCCAAGCTTTACCTTGCTGCCGTCTTGGTAGTAGGTTGCGCCGTAGCCAATGGTAGGCACAGATGCGCTGCATAGGTAGGATGTAAGACGCAAGCCTTCAAACTCCTGTATGAGTCGGATGCCGTTAGCTGAAGATTTCATATTGGAATTGTAAAACTACGTATTGCATAGATAATTCATCTGTCACTACTTCAATATCAACTTGACATGTGTTGTTGGTTGTATTTGCTCCAATTGTTAATGCTACAAGTTCAGATTCAGTTCCATTATAAGAATATTGAAGCAACCCTAAGCATTGCTTTACAGTTGTGAAATTTGATGCAACTGGTAGTGACAATTCAAAAACTCCAGAATTTTCAGCAGCAGCAAAACTAATTTCTAATTGAATTGATACATTAACAATGTTACCTACTTTGATATATGTTGCAGCATTAGGTGTAGCAGTCAAGTTAGTTTCTCCACTGATTGTCGGAGTGTAGCTGCCACTGCTAAACATATTACCAACCTCAATCTGCGAAGATGTTCCCTCAGGTGATTGAGTGGTGTTGCTTACATCCACAATGTAAAGCAAGTCATTGCTTGCCGCTGATGTGATTGTTGCTAAGTCTGTTATTTTTACTCCTGCCATGATGTTAGTTATTAGTTATGTAGTTAAGTGCCTTGGTTGAATTGGTGAACTGGATGCCGTTAAAAGTGAACTGATTAACATTGATTAGGAACACTCCCACGTTAGTGCCCAAGTGAACGCAGTCCTCATCAACCACCTCAACAGATTCCACATTGGATGCGATTGCACCTATCACCGATGAATAGAAGGTCACGTATCCGCCTTCGAGAGTTATGTCTATCATATAATTGTCATTGATATTAGTGAGATTAAAGAAGAGTCTGCTCCATTGGTATTCTGAACAGCACCGATGATATACTTGTCGGTTGTCCAATCCACTGCGATAGTTGAGAAGGTAGTATTTTGGTAGTCGGTTGCGACATTGGTAACAGCAGTAGACATCATCTCTGTATTGGTAGTGGCATTTTTAACTGCTCCAGTCCTTACCATTTGCTGCCCAAATGCTCCCGTTTGACCACCAGTATAAACTCCAAGTAAAACAGCACCAGTTAAGTTGTTTGCCGAGTTAGCATAGATGCGTATCGTGTATGTGTTAGCTGCTCCAGTCTTACGACCTCTCAACTTAAACTCAAGGATATTGCCTGCAACAACTGAGTTTCCAGGAACAAGCACCGATTGACTGAACGTGTTAGACGTTCCACTTGATGCAGCTCCATCGGTAGTGTTCTTGTAAACTCCCAAAGATGCAATGGCAATGTTGCCACTGCCAAGCAATGATGTCGAGTTGATGGTCTTGATGTTTGTACCGCTTACCAGTGCGTCTTGCTTGCCGTTGAATGTGCTCCAATCAGCAGTGCTCAATGCTCCTCTGTTGGATGCGCTCGCCGTTGGTAGGTTGAAGGTGTGCGTATCTGTTGCCGAGTTGATTCCGAAATCAGTGCCACTGGTACCGGTTGCGAAGTTTTGAACTTGCGCTGTTAAACCGTTCAATGCGTTAAGCCCTGTGGTGAATGTCGTTATTACTTGGCAAAGATTATTGTCCTCAGTATGAAGCGTTATGTTTCGTCCCGATGTTGTTACGAAAATGCGTACTGCAAGCCTATCAGTTGCAGCCAATACTGTTGAAGGTACTGCAAGCGCACTAACATATAAATCGACCACAGTTCCGCCTGTAATAGCTTCGGGATTTGTAGACCCTGTTGATATAAGTGTAAAGGTTGCGCCATCGTACTTGTAAAGCTCCATGTAAAAGCTCGGATTTCCGCCGCCACTCGAAGCATTGAAGTAGGTCTCAAAGTTCCAATTGCCTGAAGGTATTGCCAAAAGATTTGGGTCGCCTGCATCTGTTATGAATTGTGCGATGTAGCCATTACCTTGCGCGTTTGTGCGTGTGAAGTTTGTCCCTGCTCCAAGAACTGGAACTCGGCTCATTTCAAAGTATTGATTTCCTAAAATCGTGCCTTGACTTACCGAGCCATTAAGGTAATAGTTAACCGATGCACCACCGCCACCACCCAAAGGGAAGTTAGCAAGTGATCCATCGCCTCGAACGTACTGGCTAACAACTCCGTTTGCTGTTATGTCAACGCTTGGAGTGGTGGTTGAGTTTGGTACGTTAACGCTGAAGGCAGGGTTTGTAGGGCTTGGTACTGTTGCCGCAACCGATGTAACAGTGCCCGTTGGTATAGTCGGGAATGGTGTCGGTGTTCCTGTGCCATCAAGATAGTCGGTGTTGGTGCCTGTTGGCACATTGAACTTGCCATCGAATGTATTCCAATCGGTGCTGCTTAGGTATCCATCAGTGCTTCCATCTGCTTGGCTTATGCTGATGTCGGGCGTTGCTCCTCCGCTTGATGCGATTGGTGCTGTTGCGGTCACATCTTCCACAATGGTTGCAGGAAGCACTGGAATTGTCGGCTTGTTTAAAATCTCAGCAAGACCACTCGTTGCATTCCAATCGCTATTTACTTGAGCCGCAGGAATTGTCGGCTTGTTTAATATCTGATTGTTGCCGGTTGTTGCATTCCAATCTGAAGGTCTTTCTATGGTTTGAAATCCAGCACCAAGATTAGTCCAATACGTAGCATTAGTAGGTAGTATTGAATCAT